GGCGAACGCACGTTCGTGAAGGCAGAGCTGTATCAGGGCACCGGCCCGCTGGCTCAACAGGCCAACATGGTCTGGGAGTCAATGACAGGTCTGAACCCGCCAGCTCGCTGGTATCCGTCAGTTGGCGGTGCCGTGCTCGCGAAGAGCATGCAGATCGACCCTGAAACGCAGAACAAGGTCGCGGTCATCGACAAGGTGCGTTGGTCCAATGTGGGCTTGAGCCGTACCCCGGTGAACCAGCACCTGCCGTGTGCAGAGTCGATGCCTATGGGCACGTTCGCCAAGTCCCTGAACGGTTTCATCGTGAAGGCGCTTGAGGCGAGCTACAGCACCGATGTGGCAACGCTGACAGGTGGTGCCGCGCTGGGCATGCAGTCGCTCGATGTCGGCTACACGAGCGTACCGTACTCGTATTTCGATTTCCGCGAGCGCATGGCTGAAGCACTCGATCTCGGCAAGGTGAAGAGCCAGACCGAAGACGGGATTTTCGCCCACGCGGTCCGTGAATTCAATCTACCGCCAGACGCGGCGGCAGAATGGGTAAATCGCTTTCTTGGCGATCTTAAATCAAGTCTTACTAACCGGAGCTTGCAATGAGCAAATTTCAAGAGCTGCTTGCTCAGCTAAACGCTGAACAGGAAGCACAAGACACGTTGGCTAAAGCACTCCCGCAAGATAGCCAGGACGACGCGACCATCCAGGCTGCTGCCGAGGAAGGCCAGACCGAGGGCAAAGGCGAGGGTGAAGGCGAAGGCGACGACGAAGGCGAAGGTGAGGGTGAAGGCGAGGGTGAAGTCTCTCTGACCAAATCTCTGACTCTTGCTGACGGCGAAGAAGCCATCGACGCAACCGAACTGCTGAAGTCCATGCAGGGCGATATCGCTGAGCACGGCGAAGTGCTGGCGAAGGCGCTGCCGCAGGTTCTGCAACTGATGCAGGGTCAAAGCAAAATGATCCAGCAGCAGGGCGACCTGATCAAGTCGATGCAGACGCGCATTGACCAACTCGCTGGACAGGGCCGTGGTCGCAAGACCGTCGTGACTGTACAAGAGAAGGTGCCTGCCGGGGAAACCACGCTGGCAAAATCTCAGCCGGATGGCATCACTCCGCAAGAGTTCATGCTGAAGGCGAACAGCGCATTCGACAAAGGCATCATCACTGGCACTCAGTTGACCACCATTGATGTGGCTGTACGCGAGGGCAAGGTCGCTTCACTCGACCACTCCCTGCTGCACAAGATCGCTAATTCCTAACCACGAACCATCCTAACAGCGCCGCTGGTTAGGAATGAAAATTGAAAATCTTTGAGGATTCCTGATGGACGCTCAAGCTCTGCTTCAACAGTTTCAAAACATGGCACCGGGTGGCGCTGCTGCGCTGGGTGCTTCTCAGGGCGGTGCGCTCGAAAGTCTGGGCGACCTGTCCAAAGCGTTGCAGGCCAGCAACTACCAGACCGACGTGAAAACGCTCGATGGCGGCGGCGCGTTGGGTGTTCAGTCTCTGGACACCGCGATGAAGACCACCGTGCAGGAGAACGAGCACTTCACTCTGTTCAACCGCCTGCAACAGACCAAAGCAACCAACATCGTTGACGAATACGTTCGTCAGTCTGGTGTCGGCGGCTTCCTTGGCGGCTCCACCAACTCCCAGATGGGCGTGGTTCGTGCAGCTCAGGGCGAATACAGCCGTGAAGTTGGTCTGGTGAAGTTCCTGATGTCCCTGCGCCAGGTCGGCTACGTGCTGAACATCGGCAAGAACATCGTGGAAGCCACCGCGGTGGAAGAGCGTAACGGTGCTCTCCAGCTCCTGACTGACGCCAACTACCTGCTGTATCATGGTAACGCTGATGCGTCTCCGACCCAGTTCGACGGTATCTTCGCGCAGATCGACAAAGAGATCGCTGCGGGCAAGATGTCCGGAGACAACGTGATCGACATGCGTGCGAAGCCGCTGGACAGCGTTGAGCCGTTCTCCAAAATCAACGTGGCTGTGAGCCGCTACGGTTCCTGGGGCCGCTCAACCGACGTGTTCCTGCCGAACAGCGTGCAGAACGACCTGAACATGGGTCTGGACCCGGCATTCCGCTGGATTCCGCAGGGCGGTAACACCCCGATGATCGGCGGCCACGTTGAAGGCATCCGCCTGCAAAACGGCGTGCTGAAAACCAACATGGATACCTTCATCCACGATGAAGAAAACCCGATGGTTTACCCGTTCCAGCACCACTTCCCGGATATCGCCGTGAAGAACGCTGCGTTCAAGCCGAAGACTGTCACTGCTGACGCGACCGCTGATGCCGTCGATTCCTACTTCGAAGCTGGTCACGCTGGTAACTACTTCTACGCTGTAGCCGCTATCGGCGCAGGCGGCGAAGGCCAGACCGAGATCGTGAAGACAGCACAGGTTGCTGTGGCTGGCGGTAAGAAAGTGGTTCTGACCATCACCCAGTCCAACTCCGGCACCGAAACTGGTTACGCGATCTACCGCAGCCGCCAGAACGGCACCGACGAAGTGGCTGACCTGCGTCTGGTCAAGGTTATCGCGAAGAAGGGTGCAACCACCGAGTTCACCGACCTGAACCGCGACATTCCGGGCACCGTGAGCGTTCCGCTGCTGAACATGGGTCCGTCTGCCGACGCGATTGGCTGGCGCCAGTTCCAGCCGATGATCAAGATCCCGCTGCCGTTCGGCGTAGGCGGTATGCCGGTCATCAGTTGGTTCCAGTTCCTGTTTGGTTATCTGCGTATGACCAAGCCGAAACACCACGGCTACATCAAGAATATCCTGCCGAGCAACGCCCGCTGGCGTCCGTTCGCTGGCTAATTCTCCAGCTCAACCGGGTGCTTCACGGCACCCGGTCTTTTTTGAAGGAAATCGCGAATGTCGAAGATTATCTGCACGCTGGAGAACGCCAGCAATCTGATTAACGGCATCAAATTCGAGCCTGCTGAAGGCATCGAAGGTCTGGTGTCAGATGAAGTGAGCGAATCCGTTGCGGCCCTCTTCCTCAGCATCCCCGGCTACGTGCTGTATGGTGCTGACGGTGAAGAGGGAGGCGACACCAATACCGCCGAGCAGACCGCGCCTGCGGCTCCGGTCGAGCCAGCAGCTCCGGCAGAGACTCCGGCCCAGCGCAAGGCGCGCCTGAAGGCCGAGAAGGAAGCCGCCGAGAAGGCTGAAAAGGAAGCCGCTGAAAAGGCTGCTGCCGAAGAAGCTGCCAATGCGGACAGCGGCGAAGGTGAAGGCTCCGACGAGGTGTTCTAAGCCTCGCTGTCAGCACAACGTTTAATGAAGGGGCCGCTGCGTGCGGCCTTTTTTACGGGGGCATTTCATGACCACACTCATTGCCGGAAAACCCGCCAAATTCACCGTCGACGTTCTGGCGGATGGCGACCCGATCCCGGTTACCGGAACGGTACAGGCCACCATCTTCAAGATGGATGGTCGCACGCAACTGGTCGAGCCGTTTGATGTGCCGGAGGCGGAAGGCTGGGCCGAAGGGGCGGTACAGGTCGAGCTGACCGCAGAGCAGGCCGAAAAACTCAAGCCAGGCGAAGCCATGCTGGCTCTCATTGGTGGGTTCGGCGTCCGCCGCTACCGTCTGGCTATCGAGACGCTGCTCTCTCCGACCCGCACATCGCTGTTCATCAAAGACATCATCGTGGGCGATATCCGCAGCGAGCAGCTTGTTGCGGCCGCCGCCGGCGTGCTTCAGGACGTGAAGATCTCCGACAACTACATCTGGAACAAGGTGCGGGCGGCTGAATCCGAGATTGCCCACCGCCTCCGTGTTCCCCTGGTGCCGACCCGTTTCTTCCCGACCAAGCCGACGCAGGAGCAGATCGACGCCCTTGATGGCATGGCCTGGGAGCATGAGGTTGGCTACGACTACACGCCGGACATGTTTGAACGCGACAAGTGGGGTTTCATTGTTACCCGCCAGCGCCCGGTGATTTCGGTCGAGCGCCTGCGCTTCTCCATGCCGTCGCAGGATGGCTCGTACTTCGATATTCCACCCGACTGGATCCGCATTGATGCCAAATACGGGCACCTGCGCATTCTGCCGACCACGAACGCGAGCCTGATCTCGACCAGCGCCATGGGCATG